TTGACGAGCCAAATTACCTGCGGCCTGCCCACGCATAAGATAGTTACCACTACCCCCAAATGCTCCCGAACGGGCAGCCTGCGCGTTCATTGCTTGCATAGCAATATCGGACTGACGTTGAGCATCTTGTTGCTGGCGCTCCACCACGGTCTGCATGTAGGGGTTCATGTACTGGCCAACCGTGCCGGAGCCAGCTTCAAACTGACCTTGTGCGTTGTAACCCGGAGCTTGGTTTGTGCCGCTTGTAAATTGCTGTGTCTGGTATGGGTTAAACGTGTACTGCGTGTTGAGTGCGCCAAGACCTGCCAGCCCAGCCATAGCCGTAGCATCACCTAACTGGGGGGCAGTCTGCATCAATCCGGCATTTTCAAACGACTGTTGTTGCAAAGGTGTGAACTGCGCTTGACGATCCCCCATGTACTGCATGTACGGGGTTGCCTCTGTATCAGTTTGTATTTCCGCGGCGCCTAGTAGCTTCTGGGCGTAGGGTGCAATCTCCGGTGCAAAGCCAAACTGAGTTTGTTGTACTGACGTCGGTTCAGAGTAACCAAGTGTTGGATCGTATGCCATGATCTATTCCTTAAGCGGGAAGATATTTATCAGCGCGACTATTGGCCGCTACTTTGTTTTTGCCTGTGGTCTTGCCCCGTGCACGTTGTACACGATCCATCATGGCATATAGTTTCTTAGCGCCTGCCTCTGTTGAGCCGTTACCCAACTCAGACACGATACGTGCAGGGATCACGAACTCACCGTCGGCAAGGCGTGCGGGTTGACGCTTTTGGCCAATTGTTGCAGGGATGCTATCAGACACACCATCACCGGGGCCTTTAAGCAAACGACCACCATCAGAGTAAGAACCGAGCGAGCCCAGACCGCCGCCTACGGCGTAAGACATGCCACCAAGAGCCATACGGTGAACAGGCCCTCCATGAGCAAAGTCCCCTTCGCCCGCTGCTGATGTAGACGCGGGGCCACCGGCACCACCAACACCTCCGGGGCCGGAACCGCCACCGCCACCACCACCACCATCAGTACCATCACCGCCCGTACTTTGGTCTGTAGCTGTACCAGCAGCTGTTGCTAGCTTAACCCACCGTTTGCCGGCCATATCCCACTGCCATGCGCCTTTGCTGTCGGCTGGGGGTGGATTTGTGGGGTCTTTTAAGTTGTATGTAACACCGCCAACAGTAAGCGAGTCGCCAGAAACTGTTGCAGCCCTTGGAACAGCCTTTCTACCCAAAATAGCCTCGTCATACCGCTGCATTACGGGTCTGTTTCTTGTCTCTGCTTTACGTTGCGTTAAATTTTTACCCTTACCCATGAGATAGTTATAAGCGTCTAACGAGTCATCCGTCAGCTTGTTATAGTAAGTCGCGGGGTCTTTTTGCACTGGAGACGTGTAGCCTAACTTGCCGCCGCCAGCGGTATATCTACTTCTAAGTTGTTCAGCACCTGTAAACCCGCCGTATGGACGACCGGGAACGTTAGGCACAACTGTGCGCGTGCTATCAGGATTTGAAATAATATCGCCGGGGGTGGCGATAGACACCGTATTACCAAGATAGTCCACGCCCGTAGCGGGGCCAGATCCATAGTTGCCGCCGGGAACTACGCTTGTGAATGGCGGTACAACAGGGGGTACTACAGGGGGTACGACAGGGGGTACGACAGGCGGTTTTACAACAGGGGGGATCGCACCCCACTGACGGCCTTCTTTTATTCCGTAGCGTGCGTAATGCGTCCACGCAATATCTTTGGCATCAAACTCTGGGTGATCTTTAAGGTATGCTTTCCCTTGATCTGACTTTAACCACGCTTGTACGTCGCTGTTCTTAGGGTCTGCTAAATAATTTAATGCTGCGGCTATGTTATTTTTATCTTCTGCTACTTGAAAGCCGTGCGTAAGTGGTAACAACGCGGAGTCGCGGTCTAGCCCTGCGGCTTTAATAACTTTATCAATTTCTGCTTGGGTCGCGTTGGGATGCTCTTTCAGCCACTGCATGTTGTTTGCGGCCAACCCAGCTAAACCCGTGTTGGTGTTTAGTATCCAATATCTTTCCGCAGCAGAAAGTTCTCCTTTGGCTACCAAAGCATCCAAAGAACGTTGGACATCTCCTTGGCTCATGCCAGAGGCTTTAATGACGTCTTCGATTTGTTGCTTAGTAGCAAACGGGTGGTCTTCAATCCACTTTTGAGTATTTGTTACCAAGTTCTGGTTGTTTGCAGCGGCATAAGAAGCGGCAGCAGAAGGCGCAAACTCGCGCCCTTCTTTTTTACCAAACTTGTCGTAGTGCGCTTGTGCGTACGCTTCTGGCGTTGAAAAACCTTGATTATTTTTTGCGTATTCAATCGCTACATCAGGGTTGACTTGGAAGTAATACGGCGTTGTAGTAGCCGCGGTAGTGGCGGCAGGGGTTGTAGTAGCCGCGGTAGTGGCGGCAGGGGTTGTAGTAGCCGCGGTAGTGGCGGCAGGGGTTAATGTTTGAATTCCTGTGGTTTGTTGTGCTGGCGTAGTTACAGTCGGTGTGGCCGCAGTCAAAGTCTCAATGCCTGTAGGTGCTGTTACGGGAGTGCTGACAACAGACGGGGTGTTTACAGCGGGTGTATTAACAACTGGAGATGTAGCGTATTGAAGTCCACTCATGTCACCTGTATAGCCTAGGTTTTGCGCCACAGTTGCGGCGTCTGCTTGACCCAGACCATAAGTGTTTACAACATCTTGCGCGTTCATACCAGCATTAGCAAGTAGTTGGCTAGCTGTTGTGTAATCCCCAGCTTGATACGCGGCGAGGGCCCGTGTGCCAGCGGCAATTTCATTTGCCCCGTGCGTTGCATAATGTAAATCGGCGTACTGCTGCGCGTTTAAACCCGTTGCGTAACCACCAGCGTTTTCTTTAAACGCTTGAGCGACATCAGGATTTGCTAGGAAATAAGCGGGTGTTTCTCCGCCAACGCCACTGCTACCGCTACCTCCCAGCCCATAATCATAGACAACGCCGCCGCCTTCTTCATAGTGCGCCACGCCGCCACGAGCCAAAGCCACAATACCGCCTGTGTTCATAAGTGCGGGTTGTTGCTGCGGTGGCTGGTTTAAAGAAGCTACGCCAATATTGTATGGATTCGGGTTTTGTTGGTAGAACAGATCGCGCTGTCCTTTAAATGTCTTGTCTCCAAACTCGCTGGCTTTGACAGGCGCCATCTCACGCATGCCGTACAGAGGGTCGGGCATGCCCGTATCTGGGTTGATGTTGTACGCCATCTGCCGGATGTAACCAGTGTTTTTTGGGTCAGGCATTTTTGTGGTTGTGGGAACCATCATGCCCGCCATGATTGGCGCAGCAGCGTAAGCTAAATTACCCATATTGCTCTTAGCAAAATCCAGTGCGGCTGTGGGGCTTGCTATCGCTTTGTTAAACCCAGCGGAAACTGCGCCTGAAGGAGTCATGCGCGAAACGGCGTCTTTTGTAAACTGCTCTGCCGCCTGTGCAGGCATAGCTTCGCCTAACGCTAAATTTGCCCCGCTCAACTGTTGTTGTGCCGTTGTTGCAGCATTGGCCGCACTCATGCCTCCACCAGCAGTCATAAAGCTTTCGCCAAGACCCGCTCCACCATAGGCACCCAATCCGGCCATGAGGCCGCGAGACAAACTGCCGGTAGCCAAGGTAGTGATGCCGCCTGTAGCAACCCCAGCCATCATGGAAGACATGCCCAATCCAGCAGGGCCAAGGAACGCGCCAAGCGCAATAGGAGCAATAGACTTGAACAAGTCAGACAAAAGACCCGCTTCGGGTAAACCCGTAGTAGGATTGATGGTCAGCGTTGTGCCGTTAGCTTGGGCAAAGCGTTGCAGATTCCGGACTTCGTCCGGTGTCATGTGTACAAGTAACGAGTCGTCGCCACGACCTTGCGATGCTACTTGTTCGGCAAACTTGTGTAGGCTCATTTTTGCCTCTCAAAATGGGGGTTGTTGGATAATATCATGTTGACGTCTTTATGCGAAGCATTTGGCTACCAGCTTGTACACCATCTTGTGTATCTCTGTAAACATCACCCAAGCGCAAGTTAGCAAAGTCAGCTTCGGTCGGCAGTGTCTCAAGATTTAAATTTAGTGTTGCCCCGCCCATGTCACCGGGGTTGGACAGTTGATTAAAGTACAGGCGTAAGACGTTGTTTAGTTGGCTGAAGTAGCGGGCGTCGTACTCTCTTGGAGCCAGCGGTAAACTTGGTGGGGGTGCGTTTAGTTCAGCCACAAGTCATCTCCTCCCATCAGGACGAATGTCAATACGGGGTGCGCCCAACTGCCAGCAAGTGTTGATCTGGTTTGAGCTAATCTTAAAGATCATCTGGCGACCGCGCATGCGTGTGTATATCTGCCCTGTAAACTGTTCTGTAATAACGTATGTATTACTCTTAGACACAGGTTGTGAAGCTGTACTTGTAACCCCAGAGCCTGAATTGGCCAACCCCTGCAAGGTCATTGCTACTGAGGGTAGCGCACCAGCGGGAGTACTCTCTGCGTTTTCAAAGGTCAAGTCAGGTAATACACGCCACACAAAACCAAAGTTGTGGCCGTCACCAATATCAAACTCAGACGAGCTAATGTAAGCATCAATTGCAACAGCGGTGCCGGTCGTATTGTCATTTAACCCCGTCTCATGGTTAATCAAATTACCTGTGGCTGTGTTCGTAAAATAGTTTGCCGCAATTGGGTATGACTGCAAGCCTGAATCTAGCCAAGCAGTACGTGACATAGTGCCGTAATACCAGATTTTCTCAACGTAGTTGTATATGACGTACTTGTCAATGGCTGTGCTGTTAGCTGAGCAGTAGAACCACCAGACCTCGTTGAAGCCTTCGTTTGTTCCCGCAAACACTTGCAAGCCCTGATCTTGGTTAAGATCACTAAACACAAAACGGCGCAAGTCGCAGTTAAGCGTTTGCACACGGCCATCGTAGGAGTAGAACTTATCTACGCCCATCCAGTACACAATACCCGAAGCAATTACAGCCGCGTTTGTGCTCATGATAGAAACGTTGTCACCTAAAAGTTGCGGTGCCCACACGTACGGGGGGCCAAGGTACTGCAGAGAATACACAGCCGAGTCAGTAAATACTATAATTTCTTGACGAGTTTGAACTGTAGTAATAATCTCAGAGCCATGAGAAATGCGTATAAACCCCGCTTGATTTGTGGGGTCAGGTGTCCAGTTAAAAGGATCATCTTGCGCTGACCAACGGATCAGCATGGGGTCAAGCGTGGCTGAGCCGTAGTCGTTACAACCAAACGTAATTACAAAGCGTGATGTATCAGACACAACTAAACTGTTTAATGTTGTCGGCACGTCCACAATCAAAGATACCGCACCCGTGCCTGAACCGGATGTACCGACTACTGCGCCAGCGCTATCAAGCAATTTAAATGTTAGGCCGTTGACTTCAAACACATAGTACGTAGTACCTGCGGTGACACCTGTTGGCAACGAACCGCCAGAGAATTGAAGCGCTGCGCCCTCGGTATACAAGATGGTGGAAGTCACCACAGTCGGCGAAGCATTGGTAAACGATACCGTGCCACCTAAAGAGTTTAGCAATACGCCGCGATTAGTTAGTGTAGGTGCTTCCCAGTAATACAAACCGCCACCACGGGGGTTAAAGACCAAATCTTCACCAAAGTTTTGTTGACTCCACAAACGCAAAGCTATTAAGGTTCCTACACCGTTGCCCCATGTGCCAAGGCCCCACCCACCTGCGCCCCATCCGACCAAAGGAATCTGTTCTGCTGGGCCGACATTAATTTGATATGCAGCTACGACAGAAGCACCACCACCGGGAGAGCCAGAAGCGTCAGTTGCATTGGCTGTGGCAGTGGCTACAAAAGTGTAAGTGTTAGCGGTTAAAACAGTGATTTGATACTCTGCGTTCAACACTGGAGCGGTGATGTTCCCACCTAAACTTGTAGCGCCACTGAAAGTTACAAAATCTCCCGTAGAAGCACCATGGGATGTATCTGTTACCGTTATGGTGGCAGAGCCGTTTGTAGCTACAAACGGATTGTTGTTGATTGTGCTGGTAGCGCGGATAGGTGTAATGTCGTTGTACGCGCCCCCGTTTTCTAAATAAAACTTAAGGTTTGTGCCAACACCAATAATGTTTCTGCCATCAAGCAACACCCAATTCCACAATGAACGGCATACACCTAAAAAAGTAGATATAGAAAGAGGGTTCCAGCCACCAATTACTTCGGGATTACCCTGACGAAAGCGCACCTTGTCGCACTCATACCAACCGCCCTCGGTTGTGTACCGCGTGTTTTCTTTATTCACGCCCGGTTTGAACAGTATTTTCTGTAATGGCATCAGCAGTCCTAAGATAGAAACAGTGCTTTTTCAGCGTCCCTGCGCTTTTTTAGCCCTAGCAGTATTTTGCCACCGGCCATGCAATACAGCAAGAGCGCATCGGCTGCGCCCTCCCAATCACCCCTATTAATTTTCATCCGAATAGAAGAACGCTGAAAAGCCCCCACTCCGGCGTTGAAGGCAAAGCTGACACACGCGTCGAAAGCGCCTTGACGACCAGATAAAGCGGGAGCAAGTCGTAGAACACCACGTTCAGTAGGGCCGACGTCATCCTCGAATAGTTTCTCGATTTCTTCTTTAGTCCAGACACGGTTGTCCTCCGGCTTCAATGGCATCTCTTTGCGGATCATGGGGGTATCTTTGCCCTCTACCCTGACTACGGGCAGACGTATCTGATCTTGATACAAGACGTGCCCATAACCAATTGTCCAAATGTGGGCTGGGCAGAGGTACGGCTTAGTGCGATACCCCTCCCACTGGTGCATCAAGTCAGCGCCAGCTTTGCCTAATTTCATTTCTTGCTCCAGCTACGTGAGCCAAACCAAAAGCCAATGATGCCTCCAAGCATAGCCATTTCGTCTGTGGAGAAGATGATGTCAGATACACGAATCAGGTCTTCCATGCTCAAGACAAGCCGTGGGTTGCTGTAGACGTAATAGGCAATCCAAGCATTGATGGCGCAGAGTTCCAATACAAAGATGTAAGTAACCATCGGGCGCACAGTGCCCACAAAGTTTACAACCCAGCGGCTGGCTTCTTCCATGATCTTCTTGTCGTGGTCATAGGCCGCTACAGTCATCTGTGCGTCTGTTTCCATAGCAATCTGGTCGGTGCGAATCTCTTCCATCCGCTCTTGTGCCGCAAAGCCTTGAGCCATCATCTGTAGCTGTAGTTCTACTTGGACGCGGGCAAGAGCCAACTCATGCTTCTGGTCAGCCTTGTTCTGGAAGAAGTCCAGTAGTTTAGGTAAGCCCGATATGAGCAAACCGCCAAGTGTTGAGAATAGTGAAAGCATTATCCGAGTCCTATCATTCCAAGTAGTTTATCGACAATTTTTCCCGCCAACTCATCTGGCAGAAACCGGAGCAGTCCAAGTACCCACCACGCAATGCACAACCGCACAAAAACTTTAAGGAAGAGGTCAAACTGTTTTTGGTATTCATTCACCGCCCACACCTTGATCTGGCACACAGATCAGATACTTCATTGATACCCCAACCAACAGCACCAATAAACATCACAATAATAACAATGGCAATTGCCCACTGCATTTGTTCAGCTTCAGCCTCTTTGCGCTTTTTTTCTTCAGCGTGTAAGGCCGCCATCTCTTTGGCATCATCCCTGTCCATTTCAGCTTGACGGGCTTTGGTTGCATTCCACACGTCTATGCGACCAGCTTGCATAAACAACATTTTTAACTGCTCTTCAAACCGCTTGGCTTCATCTAAAGCCATCTCAATCTGTAACGCCGCGCCAAGGTTAGACTTACCACCTGTACGCTTGGCCTGAAGCATGGCCTTGGTAGCGGTGCTCTTTGCATCAAAAAGCTTGGCTATTGACGGCGTTAGACCTGCCAGATCACTAGCGACTTTACTAGCTTTCTTAACGACACTTATTGCAGTTTGCAATCCTTCTAGCGCCGTGATCGGATCAATCATTTCCGTACAACCTTTTCCCACTGTAGGCAAACAACTTTGCGGTTATAAACATCACCCGTCCACGCCCACCGCACACAGCGGTATTCAGTCTTCCTATCTTGGCTGGCTGCTCCCGGTAGAAACACCAAAAAAAGCATCAATAGCCAACGCATTTACCACGCCCAACTCCATGCAATTATGTACGTGCCATAGATGACGAAGGCCACAAGAAGGGCCGCCGCAATGAATGCTTCAGCCCAGTCCCACATGGTCAATTAACCGTTACGTCAGTCACGGCCTCTTCAGGCTTGGCTTCTAACGCTGTCTTTAACATTGTGAAGAAGGCATCTCTGCCCACTTGGAGTTGGTCAAGCTGGAACTTGGTAGAACCAATCTTGCGCTCAATGTCTGCAACGTGATTTAACAACATCTGCTGCTGCTCCGTCATGTCTTCAACTTTGAACTCAACGCCGTCTATAGTTACGATTTGGGATTGTTGGTTTGCCATATCGTGTTTCCTTTAATGTGCCACCAAGATCGGGTGGTGGCTTCCCGTTACGCTACCCAAGGCAAAGGCTGTGATGCAGGGCTGACAGGCGGTGTAATCATGCTGTCGATTTGTCCCTGCACACACTGCTGTGCGCTTGTAATGGCTGATTCAGGAATCCAACCAATGACGGTGGCTTCTGTCAACTGATCGTATGGGATGAATGCACCCACTTGGTCAGCAGAGTTAAACTGTGTATTGCCGCCGATAGAGGCAGTGTAAGTGCCGTCTACTCCAGTGACCTGCCAAAGGGCGTTAACGACATACCCCGGATCGGGAGTGTCGAGCGTGTACATGGAAGTGATGGTTGTTGTAAAAGTGGTCATGATTTACCTTTTAGTTTAAAGATTAGCGGCATCCAAACGTGCCTTGAGGGATTCAATGATTGCTTGTTGTTCTTGCAGGGCTTTGGTCAAAATAACAGTCATACGGTCATATTGGAAACCCTCTACCTCGCCCTTTAAGTTGTAGCTGATTAATTCTTTTATTCCTTGTTGGTCTACTTCATCAGCAATAAAACCAAAATGGTCTTTTGTTTTGTCATCATCTTTGCAAAGAGAGTTGTAAACAACAGGTCTAAATTTGTTAATGTCTATTGATGCAATATCCCGAATATTTGTTTTGTATTTAAGTGCGGATGTTGATGTTCTTAATGTACCAGCGGCATCACAATTAACATTTGCCGCATTACCAGTTGTATTTGATGTAACACCTTCCGCTCTCGTTAGACCAGTTGAGTTGATATAAAACCAAGCATTTCCATCACCATCGCTAAGTACAATGTTGGAACTAGATGTTCTTATGTCTAGAGTGTTTCCTGTGACAGGTAGTGTTTGGTTTCCAGAATAACCACCAAGGATGGTGTTTTTTGTACCTGTGGTAACAGAGTAACCTGCGGCTGAATTAGTACCCGCACCAATAAATGTGTTTGCGCTACCAGTTGTGTTTAAGCCAGCCTGATAGCCAACAAAAGTACTTTGAATGCCCGTTGTGTTGGAATATCCTGCTTGATAGCCAATTGCAGTTATTTGTCCAGTCGCATTGCTATACGCCGCACGATAACCTACAGCGGTGTTACCAGAGGCTGTAGTGCTGGCAATAAGAGATTGTGAACCTAAAGCAGTATTATTACTGCCTGTAGTGTTAGCATTAAGTGCGGCGTTACCCAAAGCGGCATTATCAGAACCAGTTGTGTTCGCGTTTAGAGATAGACGACCAATAGCAGTAGATGAGTTGCCTGTAGTGTTTGCATACAAAGCACCTAGGCCAACAGCTACTAGTTCTACGCCCGTTGTATTTGAGCGCCCCGCCTCAAAGCCTAGAGCAGTATTATTAGATGCTGTGGTGTTAGAAAAAAGTGCATCTCTACCGACAGCAGTGTTTTGACTACCTGTGGTGTTAAACAAAAGCGAATTTGTCCCCAATGCCACGTTACTAGTGCCAGTTGTATTTGTGTAAGCGGCTTGAAAACCTACGGCTGTATTGTTAGATGCTGTGGTGTTTTTTGCCAGTGCTGTGCCACCAATTGCAGTATTTTGAGTACCTGTGGTGTTGTTTTCCATTGCATAGTCGCCAACAGCAGTGTTGTATCCACCCGTTGTAGTTAACTTTAATGCCGCCATTCCTATTGCTACGTTTGCATTTGCAGTGGTAGCTGTAGAAAGAGCTATTGAACCAAGGGCTACGTTTTGAACTCCCGTGGTATTAGCATAACCCGCTTGATAACCTACCGCAGTATTGTTAGATGCTGTGGTGTTAGATTTAAGCGATTCTGCGCCAAAAGCAGTATTGTATGAACCAGTTGTATTGACATTTAAAGACGCAACTCCCAATGCAGAATTAGCTGTACCTGTTGAGTTTGTATATAAACTTCCAGAGCCAACTGCCGTGTTGTTTGAACCTGTATTAGAAAATAACGCACTCCAACCAATAGAGGTATTTTCTGCTCCAGTCACGTTTGTATAGCTTGACTGATAGCCTACAGCAGTGTTGTAGGATGCTGTGGTATTTTTACCAAGTGCGGAGTTACCAATTGCTACGTTTGCTGATCCTGTGGTGTTGGAAGACAAAGCAGATTCAGACGCAGTTCCACTAATATCCGCACCGATTGCTACGTTATCACGACCGCTTGTATTAGCGTACAGAGCGGATGCGCCAACAGCGGTATTACCACTGCTAGTATTAAATCTTAATGCCGATGCTCCAATTGCAGTAGAGTTAGCACCAGAAGCGGCTGTAAGCGTTAAAGCACCAACAGCAGTAATACCTGTAGTTGTTACGCCAAACGCAGATTGATAACCTACAGCAGTGTTATAGGATGCTGTAGTGTTGGAAAAAAGGGCTTGCCTACCTATGCCTACATTAAATTGACCTGTAGTGTTTGTAAACACTGCGGCACTACCTACTGCTATGTTTCCTTCTCCCGTAGTATTATTTTTTAAAGCGGCAAGACCTATCGCCGTTGTAAAGTTACCCGTGGTGTTGGCATAACCCGCCTGCACGCCTATGCAAGTAATTTCCACACCCGTTGTATTTGAGTAAGCCGCCTGATAACCTACAGCAGTGTTGTCGGAGGCTGTGGTGTTTAGATACAAAGCCTGCTGACCAATTGCAGTATTGTTTGCACCGCTTGAACCAGAGCCATAAGCATAATAACCAACAGCGGTATTACTGTTTCCAGTAATAGAGGAATTACCAGCAAGACTACCTACATAAGTGCCATAACTTCCAGTTGCACCACTTCCAGCCGCACGACCAATAGCAACATTATCTGCGCCAGTAGCGTTAGTTGCAAAAGCACTAGCACCCACCGCAGTATTGGTAGACACAGCACCCGCACCTTTACCAACAGTCAGACCGCTGATAGAGGCATCATTAGCCATCGTTACAGTAGTGCCGTTGAATGTGAAGTTAGCAGAGTCAACTAAATTACCTGATGCACCCGCATAGAGAACACGACCAGATGTCAAAGAAGAATCAGTCAAGTCATTGACAGTCAGCGTAGTGCCGTTGAATGTCATGTTAGAAGAACCAGCCAATACACCAGAACTGTTGAACTGAACCTGAGTGTTAGAGCCACCAGCCGCGCCAGCCGTAGCCGTTCCGACAACCTTCACATAGTCTGTGCCGTTGAAGTAAACAAACGCTGTCTCGCCTACAGCCACAGAAACACCAGTCTGGCCTGCTGCTTTAAACGTAACAATGCCGCCCGTAGCGGCGTTCACCACTGTGTATGTCTTACTGTAGCTTGGAGCCGTTACTACCTTGGCTGTGGTTAGCGTACCTGTAACCCGAACGATGGCAAACTGGGCCGTAACTGTACCCGCGCCTGTGAGGGTGGATGTGACATTAGAAGCTGACGCATCGCCAGTGGTGTTAGCCAGAGTTACTGCACCGTCATTGGTCAGGGTCAAGGTTCCTGCAATGGCAATATTGATGTACTGCGTTAGACCATTGTTAACGGTATCGCCCCATGTGCCGGAGAGTTCACCCTGTACTGGAAGAGCTAAACCTAGTTGTCCTGTTGCGCCTGTAGTCATTTAAAACTCCTAATTCGTTGAAACATCAGCCCATGCCGCTGTCTGTGTATTACCAATAGTCTGCCAGCTTGCAGTCTGCGTGTTACCGATATTCTGCCAGTTTGCGGTCTGCGTGTCATCTATAACACTCCACCCAAACGCCTGTGAAAATGCGTTAACCGCTCCAGTTGCCGATACGCCCGTTAAAGCTATTGACTTGTTAATTCCTACCGACCCCACTGCGCCTGTTGCAGCTACACCTGTCAAAGCCGGAGAATGCAAAACACCCAGTGTTCCAACCGCACCCGCCGATACCACACCTGTCAAAGCTACGGAGAACGCTGGAACCACCGTCCCAACAAACCCGCTGGCAAAAGTCCCATTCTCAACAATAATGTACGATGGTACGACCGTTCCTACATCACCCGTTGCCGATACACCCGTCAGAGCTATCGCTGTACTACTTACTACCGTTCCGACCTCGCCGGTTGCTTGAACACCTGTCAGGGCTATTGCTTTTTCAATACCTACTGACCCTACGGCTCCCGTTGCCGCTACGCCTGTGATAGCTGTCTCAGTGCTTGCTACAACCGTCCCAACCAACCCAGATGCCGTTACACCTGAGAGAGCTACCTCAACACTTACCTTTACTAACCCAACTGCGCCCGTTGCTTCAACGCCCGTGATGGCAAGTTCACCGCCGCCCCAGACACTACTACCCCATGTACCATCGCCCCATCCAAGAGACATGACATCAAGTTGTAGACAAACGCAATAACGCAGTTGTCGTTGAACTTGTCGGCATCGTCAACGTAAACACCCCAGACGTAATGGTCTGGCTACTGAATGTGTGAACGCTAACCGCTGTGTCGCCCTGTGTGGAGTTATAAATCAACACCGCATCAAAAGCAGCAAAGGTTACAGGTGTTGCAGTGGCCCCGTAGACAATACTTGCCGAAGGAGTCCAATACGCCACCCCTGCGGTAGCTGAAGCGTTTGTAGCTACAGGCACATTGGCATTGGTAATTGCCACACCACCAGGCGAATAGTTTGCTGACGACACTTCATTGCTCGCACTGTAAGCAGTGGTTGATGCGTTAACAGTGGCACCCACCAAATACAAAGCCGCCTTAAACGTATCTTTTGTGGGTGCGGTTAAGCTACCCCTGCTGGTCAACGTAATAGTGCCAAATTGGTGACCGCCATTCAATAACTGCCCCATGAAAGAGGTGCACATACTTTGAGTATTCGCCATGATTTATCCTAGTGATGCTGCTTCAAGACCCGCCAACATGGATTTTTTCAAAGCCACATGAGCAGAACGATGTACTAATTCGCCGTCTAACCAATACTCCACCCATGTGGTGGTTTCGTTGTCATTATCGATGGTTCCTTCACGCTTTTCAAGCAATGAATCGTCCATGTCGCCTTTGGTTGTAGTAACAATCAATTTGAACTCCTGATAAGAGCCGCCGTAGCGGTGTTTGCTGGCATGGTAATTGTAAATGTAACGGCAGATGTTTTGTCAGAACCGAAGTCCAGCACAGCTATGGATGGTTTACCGGCAACCGTATCGTTGTAAATCAACGCACATCTTGCGGTGATTGCGCCTGTCCACGAGATGTTTGGGAAGCCCACAAAAGCTGTGTATCCAGACGTGCCGATTGTGATGGGAGTTAGCTGTGCCCCACCAGCGACGTAAGTGCCTGTGTTAGGTACTTGTCCAGCCAGACCAACTGAATAAGCAGTTGTGTCTTCATTCAGATTAGCGTCAGCCGTGTACAGGGCAATCTTGATAACGTCAGTCGTCAGGTCATGTATGCCTTGGTACAACTGCGCCTTAAAGCTGGTGGTCTGGGTCTGGATAATCGACATATCAAGTTACCTTCTGACGGAACTGACCAGAACGGTAAGCGTCTTGACGCTCCATGCCATCACCCAAACGCTTGGCCAACGCAAGAGCTTCCATAAACTTCTGGTTGTACAACGCCATCATGTCTTGCTCACCCTTCATGTAGGTGTAAGCCTCGACCAAAGAACCATACAAAAGCACTGAGTCAAAGTTATCACCAAGCCAAGATGTGAACGGTGCTACAGTAATGCTTGGTGGGTAGAAGAAATAGTGCAACTCAGCCCCGTATGCGGCGTCTGGTGTGGGGCCAAGGATGAAAGTCAACTCAGATGCGTTGTCTGAACGTGGGCCAAACAAAGCATAGTACCTTGGGATTCCGGTGTCTGTGGGCTGTGGGTATGCTTGCCGGATAAAGTTAACGTCTTTGTTTAACAAGTACTCGTACTCACCGCTGGCGTTAATAATAGCCAATGAATACACCGCTAAAAAATCCAACGGGCATTGCAAATACTTGTTGTTCGTTGTGGTTGCGCCTGTCACATTCTGGCGAAGCGACGGAAACTGTACCGAGTTGAAAATACGCTGCTCAGCCTGCTCAACGAACACGGGAATATTAGCCACGAAATCTGCTTCCGTGTTCTCCGTGTACGCTTGAATAGCAGCGCTAAGTTCAGCGTAATTCATGCCATTGGGCCTCTAGCTGTAATGCCTTTGGTCGCCGCGCCGTTACCACGGGTGACGATACCGGATGTCTTAGTGGTTTCGTTACCAGCAGCTTTGCTGATATTACCAATAGACATATTAACGGTGTCAGCTTTACTGCGGTTTGGGGGGATGCCGGGGTTCTCGGATATGCCTACAGGTCTGCCATCCATTGTGTGTGGCTTAGCGTATGCAGAAGCAGGTAGATTGTTAATCTTGGCCATGATTAGTCTCCGCGTTGATTAGCTACTTTAGCCATGCCACGACCATACTTGAGCATCATCTCATTGGTCTTACCGCCCTTGGCAAGCTTTGTAGGCTTTTTGCCCGGGTGCATGTTTTTCTCGTGCTTGCCGACAGCAGACTTAATCATCTTCTTGTCTTGGGCTAAATCTTTCTTGTCCATACTAGACTCCTATGTAACGGTTACTGTAACTGTACCAACAAACGTCGTTGCCACCAAGTAGTTTGGCGTTAACGCAACATCAAAACTGCTTGACCCACCAACGGGCAGCCAACCCCACTGAAGATCCCGCGAACCGCCAGTCAGACTGCCACTAGCGTTTACGCCTGCCGTGACGTAGGTTGTATCCTTGCGCGGGTTACGCACAGCCTGCGGATCATCCACTGGGTACATACCCAACAACAACTGCGGTTGATCGGGATCAAAACACACATCACACACAAGCAGATTATAAATCTTTGTCTTCTGTATCTCTTTACGAAGCGCCGTCAATTTGAACTGTTGGCCACATCTATCGCACATGGCGATACTGTTTTTACCAGATGCAAACCGATTGCCCATTTACGTACCACTACCAATAAACTGTTGCCTCGGAACAAAACGAACCGAAGCCTTCTCACGATCTTCATCAGCAGCCAACTGCCAAGCTTCATCGTATTGTTGTTTTAAGACGGGCAGGCGCTCAGCACCACCTTCAATCTTAAGAGCCAAGTAATAGGCTAAGCCCGCCACCATACAGGGCAGGAAGCGGAAAGGCACATCCATCGTGCGTACACCACCGCCAGCATCATCAATACGGCGCATGCGCCAGTAAACAAACTGATACGTTGTGCTGTTGTCTGGGGTTGGCCAGAGAGTCACAGAGGGCAGATTCTGCGTGTATACAGACACGCCTGTTGAGTGTGCTGCGGCAGTCGTGCCGTTCTGCCCACGGAAGCAGTTGTTAAGTACGTTGCCAGAGATGTAGCCGTACTGAATAGTCTCTTTAACAACCCCGTCAATATACAAGAACCCTGTAGCTGGAAGTCCGGCAGCGGAAGCTAATGTGATTGTGGTGTCTGTGGCCGTGATCCCGCCGTTAAGCGTAGTGCCAATCGAAGAAGTCTGGCCATCCAAACGCTGATACCACACCTGAATAGGACGGGCTTGTTGCAGTTTGTTGGGGATTGTGGCGTAAGTAGAAACACTGATACGCGTAATTGTCAAGTCAGCCTGCGTAGATACGTTCCCCGCGCCCGTGCGAATCACATGCTCAAGCAGATCCACTGTATCTACGGGCAGTGCATAATTGTTTAGACCCGGAGTCAGGTTAATTGTCCCCTGCTCAAATGTCCACATGTTGACACCGCGGTTTGCCCAATCAGCAAACATCAAATTCAACGACCGACGGGCTGTACGTAAATCGTAGCCCGTACGCAACTCCGAACCGGCGCGTTCAAATGCTTCCTCAACCAACTCAGTGAGGTCAAGGTTAAACGCTGTGGTTCCTGAAGTGGTCATCTAAATCCTGCCGTTTTCTTTGCAATCGTTTTAGGTTGAGCTACGAACTGTTTTCCGGCTTTTTTGCCAGCACGTTTCGCACGCGTTGTCGCAGCGTACTCAGCAGGACTGAGGCTTTTAATCGCAGCACTAGGAAGGTATCGCTCACCCGTGTCAGAAGATTTTTTACCACTTTTGGTTCTCCATTTCTGGTCGCCCCAGTCTTTCAATGATTTCTGAGGCGCTTTCAATCTCGGTAACCCCCGCCTGCCGCCTTGTACTTCTTGGCAACAAGCTGAGCTTTACGCGCTGACCACTGACCTGCACCAGTACCCTGCGTTGCGGCGGCTTTTACTTGCGACACAATCCTCTTGCGAAGACTGGGTTTTGTGTAATTGCCAGCGGCGTTGACCTTCCCACCCTCTTTGTACTGGGTAAAGTCAGTGTCGTCCCGCCGGGCTTTCTTGACGCCCTTGGGCATTTTAGAGGGGGAAATATCCCCCATACCGCGACTGGCCATCATGGTCTTAGCAGGTCTTGCCGCCCATTTTCATCTTCTTCATGCCACCAGCTTTCATGGCAATCATGGTGCCTTTGGTTTTGCCTTGTTCAGCAATACCGTCACGGCTAGGGGCGGCTGTTTTAACTTTGCCCATTGCCATACCTCCACCAGCCATTTTCTTAGCAGGAGCACCTTTTTTCTTAGCCATCATTGCCATGAAGCCGGGGTTCATTTTAGAAGCCATAGTATCACCACCTTTTGAAAATTTGCGGCCCTTGTCCGCAGTTGTAAAATCCTTGCCCACAGACTGTGGGACTCCTGCTTTCTTAGCAAACGATGGGTTGTTAGCCACCGCCGCCATGAAATTGTGTTGTTTCTTACTCGTCGACGGCATCATCTGCCTTCTTGCGTTTAGTCATTTCACGAACAGTATCAGACTCCCAAATACGAAGTCCAAGATAAATAATCGTGAACAGAGAAGCCAAAGGCGGAAGCCACGTAGCCATAACGCCGACAGTTGTTAAGACTGCCGCGCCATCTGCAACTGCTTTAGCTGTGTCATGCTGAGTCATACCATCCGCCCTTTTGTCTTACCTTTTGTAGCGCAGCCATCAGCCGCAGTTACATAGCCGCCATCCTTACAGTTCCACGCCCTCAAAGATTTATTGATGCGTGAGTTTGGATCGTTTGCCGTCTTCTCGCTGGTCAGCTTCTTTTTCATGCCAGTCATCCTTGCGCAGAAGGAGTCGCGCCGTGAGCCGCCTTCCGGCTGGGGACGTTTCAAGTTCATGCCTTGCGCTTTGGCGGAGGCTCGCCCCTTGGCGTTCAAGCCACCCTCGGGGTTCTTGCCTTCTGCTCTCTGCCATGCTGGGCTCTTAGCCATAAAACACCGTAATTTTGGCGTTAGCGGGCAAAGTAATGTGGACATCTGTACTAAACAAAACACCTTCGCCGGGTATCGTAAACGACAACGGATTTGTTGGCGTAGTAGCAATATTAAATTCTATAAGAATAGGGCCACCGGAACCCCCGTCACGGAAAGTAATGTCGCCAGCAGTACCACCAGTCAAAAACTGATACCCTCGTATGCGAGTGCGATAAGCCACCGCAGTGCCTGTAGCCTCTAGGTGCGCTGACTTTACGTCTGTCTGCATCATGATGATTGCTCCGTTTCTTTGTCAGGTTCAGGTGCATCTAATCTGTTAATAAGCATCTTGTACGCTTGGATTGTGGCTTGAGCCTGAGTCAAAAAGGTTTGAGCTTTCTGCGCTTCAGTCTCAAGGTCACGAATCTCAGTCTCCAAGAATTCCTTGGTGATCTGCATATTAAGCCGCGCTAGAGCACATGATGAAATAAGGCGTACCGTCTGATGCCACGACTCTCAAAGTCTTAGCAATAGTGGCCGTGCTTGTTACAAACAAAGCTGCGGGGATGTTAAACAAATTAGGAACAGTGCCTGTTCCGCTATTTGTAAAGCGGATGAATGAAGTGTTAGTCCAAGTGCCACCAGAAGCAAAGTCAGAGTCAGCCTGAATAGCTGCCAGTGTGCCGCCGGGGTTTGTAGAAGTGCCACCCAAAGTAGCGCGAAGTGCGTTACCAGCGCCAGAGATAGTGCCAGAGCCGTTAACGCTTAAGCTAACGTGAGCACCATTGATCGTGCCGCCTGTAGCGCCGCCAGCACCCGTTACGCGGGTCAAAGCGCGGATAGTCTCGCCAGAACCAGTGGAAGTAAACTCCAAGCGGTTATACGACAGACGTGTATCGCCAGTAGCGGCTGAAGTCGTAGCGTAAAACTCGGATACGTTGCCAGCAGTTGTTTCTGCAATAGGGCTAGTGGCTGTGCCGCCAATAAAACCATTGAGGGAAGAGACTGGGCCGGAGAATGTGGTTAATGCCATGATTTTTACCTTACATGCAAGTTAGGCGTATCAATCTGCATGTCGTCAGCCGGGACTGTTTGATACACCGGAAGACCCGGATTAAAAGCAATATACACCAAAAGAAAAAGGGGCACAAGGCCCCTTTTCAAATATTTCCAAAGAAATATTAGGTCGAACCGGGGGAGCCAAAGACGCCCAGTGGATCGGAGAAGCCAAAGCTGTAACGCTCACGGGCTTTGTAACGAACGTTACCTGTATCAAAGTCACCGTCCATTGACGTAGTCAAGGCCATACGCTCAAAGTGCTTCAGGCCGTTAGGAACGTCTGTGCACAAGAACCAAGCATTGGTGTCTGTCAGGTAGTGGTTAATTGTGTAACCTTCAGGGATTGAACCGTTGTTCTTCAACGCGTTGATGTCGTTGTCAGCGGTACCAACACGAAGGTTAGTCTCGAGCAAACGAGTAGCAACGAACTGAAGTGCAGGAGGCACAACCAATTTTCTAGGTTTAGCGGCGATCAACAAGCCACGCTCATCAGTCCAAGCAGCGATCTGAATCACAGCGTTTTCCAACGATGTTTCATTCAAGTCAGAGTTGGTTGAAGGACGGTTGCTGTTAGTACCACCAGACACCAATGGGTGCGCTGTAGAGAACAGAGCAACACCATCACCACCAGCGTAAGCATTGCTAAAACCGTTGTTCAAAACGGATGCAGCTTTAACTTGCTTGGTGTAAGCCATAGCACGAGCCAAGCCTTTGGTGTAGCGAGCAGACAAGCTGTCGTACAAGTTATCTTCAACCGCTTCTTCAGTGATTGAGAAACCCAAGGCAATGGTTTCGTGGTTATAGCGAGCCGTGAACGCTTCTTGCGCATTGTCATAAGCAATGGCTGAACCTTCGTTCTTGACAGGAGCCGCAGAGAAGCCAGACAGTTTTGTCTCTTCTTCAAAGCTACGCTCAGATTTCTCTGTTTCGTAGATTTCTTTGTGCTCTTCGCCGTAGGTGGCATACTGCAAGCCGAACAAAGCGTTCAAGCCGGGGAGCAGTTCTTTAAGTAGTTGTGCGCGTGAAATAGCCATGATTTAACTCCTTAGACCGCTGTGCCAGTGTAGTAGGAATGGGTGCCAAAGTTAAGTTTGACAAGCATTTCTGGATACTGGGTGAAAACAATAGTGGAAGCGGCTGGAATAGCCGTAACACTGCCGGGAACTGCAATCGCAGAATTGATGGTCACTGTTGTTGCACCAGCAGCCGCAGCCACAGACACAAACGAACCAGACTGAATGTACTGACCATTAGCAGCAAGATAGCCAACTTCTGTACCTACCACCAAGGCGTTAGGTAAACCAGAACCAGTCAAGGTAATGGTAGTAGAAGAAGACGAACCAGTTGCGCTAGTTTGAATGGAGGTTTCCTCAACCAAACCAACTGCACGCAAAGCTAAGTCAACACCTGTGGTAGATGCGCTATACAGAGCAGCAACAGCAGAATTACCTGTGTTGACGTTACCTGCATTTTGAATCAAACCAAAGTTTTGGCCCAACATGGCAGTAGAAGCGGAAGCAATTACTGTTGTAGCGGAACACATCACCACTTTAAACACTGTGTCAGGATCATCACAAACGATAGCCCTTCCAGTAGCAGTAGTACCAGCGGGCCAAAACTGAGCAAATTGCGTTTGCTTAGTTGTAGGGTTTACATACTCACAACCCAAGAACACACCAACCAAACCGTTGCCAGTAGAGTCAGTAGTGTCAGTGTTTTTAACAATAGAACCACGAACAATATTGACCAAATCACCGTAAAAGATGTTTGATGCAAAACCGTACTGGATCGAGTAATCGCGGGTAGAACCAGCGAATACCTGTCCGCCAATCAAATTGATTGGCTTTAGCCCGTAAGGGGCGTCAACAACCGGATAAGCCATAAAAGACTCCTATAAATTATTTAGAACCAGAACCAAATCCTGTTCCGCGACTTGTTGTTGACTTGCGGTCAGCAAACAAGGGCATCCGAGGGTCATTATTTCGCATGAAATGATTATCAACTGAATC